GGCAGACTTTCTACTCAACCAAGGCAAGATCAACCGCGTCCTAGTTATCTGTCCTCTGTCGATTATGGATTCGGCATGGCGTAAGGATCTGTTTGATTTTGCCATGCACCGCACAGTAGATATTGCCTACGGCTCGGCCAAAAAACGTGTTGCAGTAATTGCGGGTGACGCAGAGTTTGTCATAATAAATTATGACGGTGTGGAGATAGTCGCTGACGCCATAGCGGACGGTGGGTTTGACTTAATCATTGTGGATGAGGCAACTCACTATAAGAACGCACAGACAAAGCGATGGAAGACTCTTAACAAGCTACTTACTACAGACGCATGGCTCTGGCTACTGACAGGCACACCCGCTGCACAAAGCCCTGTGGATGCCTACGGGTTAGCAAAGCTAGTCAATCCGAAAGGTGTGCCACGGTTTTTCGGTTCTTTCCGCGACATGGTTATGTATAAGGTAACCAACTTCAAATGGGTGCCTAAACCTAACGCCACTGAGACAGTGTTTAACTCACTGCAACCAGCAATACGTTACACCAAAGATGAGTGTCTGGATCTGCCAGACATGATCTACGTTACACGCGACATACCGTTAACGCGCCAACAAGAAAAGTATTACAAAGAACTGAAAGAGAAGATGATTATGCAAGCGGCTGGAGAAGACGTTACCGCTGCTACCGCTGCCGTGAATATGAACAAGCTGCTGCAAATTAGTTCTGGCGCTGTGTACACCGATTCTGGTGAGACCATAGAGTTTGATACCAAGCACCGATATAAGGTGTTGCGTGAAGTAATAGACGAGTCAAGCAAAAAAGTTTTGATATTCGTGCCGTTCAAGCACACGATAGATTTGCTTACAGGGAAGCTACGAGCGGATGGCATACCCACTGAGGTGATTAGCGGTGCAGTGAAAGCAGGGGATCGCACGCGCATATTCAAAGAGTTTCAAGAGACAGACAACCCTAGAGTGTTGGTGATTCAGCCGCAAGCTGCTGCACACGGCGTCACACTAACCGCTGCAAACACTGTGGTTTGGTGGGGGCCAACGAGTTCTGTGGAGACTTATGCACAGGCAAACGCCCGTGTACACAGAGCGGGTCAAGATCATAAATGCACTGTCGTGCAGCTACAAGGTTCTAGTGTAGAAAAGCGTGTATACGCATTACTTAATAACAAAATAGATACCCACACAAAAATTATTGATCTTTACAAGGAAATACTTGACTAACGCATAGGCTACCTTTAGATTGCAGTTCTCGGCAATGAATAGGACACAAGCATGGCTGATGCAAAAGTAGTAGATAGTGTCACCTTGGAGAAATTGACTAGGGTTTATCTCAAGATCAAGGGCGAAAGGGAACGTCTGTCTGCTGAATTTAGGGAAGCTGACGATAAATTAATCGTGCAGCAAAACAAAATAAAAAGCGCACTCTTGGATCATTTGAAAGATACGGGGGCCAAGAGCGTCAAGACTGATGCCGGTACGTTCTACCGTACTGTGAAGCAGAAGTATTGGACAAGTGATTGGGAATCCATGCACAAGTTTATCTTGGAGCATGAGGTGCCTGAGTTCTTGGAGAAGCGTTTACACCAAGGGGCAGTTAAAGGGTTCCTAGAAGATAACCCAGACCTGTTGCCGAAGGGGTTAAACGTGGATTCGGAGTACGCTGTGACAGTGAGGAAAGCATAATGGAGCAGCTAGTTCCGATTGAAGAAGTGGCAAAGCACTTCGGTATATCCTTGTCCACGGCACGTAAATGGGTGCGTGATGGGGTAATCCCTTCTAACACCTACGTAAAAGTAGGAAAAACTCAGCGGTTTGCATTAGCGGAAACGTCAAAAGCTGTTCTAGCACGCACTGGCACAGAAGACGTTGTATCGGCTGAAGACTCTGATGAGTTCGATCCTACGGCATTCGATCCCGACGCAGACTTATAGTGCGCCGAATTAGCATACAGGGTGGCAAGTTTACGGGTTTAGTAGATCAGCCAGAGGACAATATTTGTAGTTCTATAGACGTAGTTATAGTGAACGCAGCGGATGTATCTCGCTCGTACTACAAAGATGAATACGTGTTTGGAGCTAAGAAGTTACCTACATGCTGGTCAACGGACACTCAAAGACCTGCACCCGAAGTGCCAGAAGACCAGAGACAGAGTGCACGTTGCTTAGACTGTACTCAGAATGTACGAGGTTCGGGGAACGCAGGGGGTAGGGCTTGTAGATTTCATCAACGCCTAGCGGTTGTTGAAGATCATGCACTGGATACGGTGTATCAGTTACAAGTCCCTGCCTCGTCTATATTTGGTAAGGAGCAGGGGGGCGGTATGCCACTACAGGCTTACTCCAAATTTTTATCTGGGCATGGAACGCCCTCAATAGCGGTGGTCACTAGGATAGGTTTTGATGGAGGCAGTTCTGTGCCTAAGTTGACTTTCTATCCGCAGCGACCACTAGAAGAAAAAGAACTTGAAGAAGTCCGACTCATGGTAGATCACGAGGACACGTTACAGGCAATCGCATTCAAAGTGGATTTGCATAACGTCAACGGCGGTTCGCCATTTGCGGAAACGGAAGGGTTCACAATAGCCTAAGTTAAGGAGACCAACATGGCTGAAGTAGATATGTATTACACACTGGAGAACGTCGAAGCTCTCTACCCAAGAATCAACACCACTTACAAGTTTGACAATAAAGCAAACGGTGGGAAAGGTGGTTCTGTTAAGTGTGATCCACTAGATGACGGTGCGGCATACGAGATGTCTTTTGTGATGTCTGAGAAAAAAGCAAAGGCTTTGTACAAGTCAATGAAAGCGGCCTATGACGCTAAGAAAGAAGGTAGCTGGCCTGAGAAGTTCCCACTGCCGTTTAAGAAAAACGATGACGGTAACTATATTGGCAAGGGCAAGCTAAAAGGTGCTTACGGCACCGATTTGACTAAACCCCCACTGCAAGTAGATGCGAAGAACAACGAGCTACCAAAAGATTTTCAGTTGACTACGGGCAGCATTGTGAATCTTGCGGTTACTTTTGTGCCGTACAACATGCGCGACAATGGCGTAAGCCTACGCTTGAACGGCGTGCAGGTAATAGATTACAAGCCTATGGCTTCTCGCTCACCGTTTGGTGTGGTAGAGGGGTACGTAGCGCAGCCTGACAATCCGTTCAGTGACACTACCAGCACGCAAGCCGAGCCAGAAGATGATGACTCGGATGACATATTTGGCGATGAGCCAGATACCTCTGCCGCAACAGAGGAACCCAAAAAGAAGGTCGTTAAGAAGTCCGCACCCGCACCCTCGGACGACGAAGACCTGAGTGACGTTATCGACGAATGGGACGACTAAGCCGGTAACACTCCACTATGGCTAGGCATTGCCGAAGAGGGTGCGCCGACACCCCTGCCATAGTGTCTTTCGGCATTGGGTGCAAATATGAATACGATAGAATTTTTAAGGTGGGTGTTACCCCCCGAAGGAGTGTATGTTCTCTTCAGAAATAGTCTGGTTGAAGGCAGACATCGCCAAGCGTACTTTCATTCATTGGAAGATTTGGCCGAAGCCGCAGACTACTACGACAGCGAGGGGTGGGATACATACTTCGCTGTAAGTAATTATAAGAAAGAGGGCACACGCAAAGGCGAAGACGCTGACAAAATTAAGGCGTTTTTCTTGGATCTGGATTGTGGGCCAGAAAAAGAGTTCTCTACAAAAAAGGCCGCACTGCAAGAGCTTCAGCAGTTTTGTGCGATAACGACGTTACCAAAGCCGCTTATAGTGGACTCAGGGCGTGGGCTACATGTCTATTGGGTTTTGACAGAGCCGGTAGCAGTAGAAGAATGGAAGATAGTAGCTGACCGATTCAAAGCCGCCTGTGCGGAACACAGCTTTGATATAGATACGTCAGTGCCAGCCGACACTGCGAGAGTGTTACGTGTGTTGGGCACGCACAACCACAAACCAGATACCCCCGCTCCCGTTAAGCTGGTGAATGCTGTGCCTGACACGGTTAACTTTGATTGGTTTGCCAGCAAGATTGGGTTGGACACGATACCAGTTCCTCAAAAGCGTGTAAGCGAAGATGGGCCAGCAAGCCTACGCGATGCATTACTGCAAAACATCAAATACAGTTTCAAGAACATACTTCTAAAATCTCAAGAAGGCACAGGCTGTAGACAGCTAAAACGAATAATAGGTGGGCAAGCTGAAGCAAGTGAGCCTATGTGGAGAGCAGGGCTATCCATAGCCAAGTTCTGTGAAGACGGTGAAAAGGCAGCGCAAAAAATATCAAAGAAGCACCCTGAGTATACGCCAGAGCTTACGCTCAAAAAATTGGATCTTATTAAGGGGCCGTACCGCTGCACGACGTTTGATGAGAACGAAGCGGGTGTATGCGCTGAGTGCCCTCACTGGGGTAAGATAAAGTCGCCGTTGATTTTGGGTAGAAAGATTGCCGAAGCCAAACTAGGTGAAGATGGTACTTATAGTGAAGTCTCTGACTTGTCTGAGGATAATCTATATGACGTAGAGGACTACCCAGAATACGTTATACCTGCATACCCACGCCCGTATTTTCGAGGCGCATCTGGCGGCATCTACGTTCGCAACGTCAGCATAGACGGAGAAGTGGATGAGAAAGTTATTTACCATAATGACTTGTACATAACGAAGCGGTTGGTAGATGTAGAAGCCGGTGAGTCAGTTGTGTTTAGGCTGCACCTGCCAAAAGACGGGGTGCGCGAGTTCACACTACCGCTCACTGCGGTTATCTCAAAAGAAGAGTTCCGAAAACAGATGGCAATGAACGGTGTTGCTGTCCCTAGAATAGATGACTTGTTGCAATATATGGTTACTTGGATAAATGAATTACAGGCCACTTCTACAGCAGATGTGGCGCGGCGACAGTTTGGCTGGGTAGATGATGAGGCGACTGCGTTCGTTGTGGGTGATAAGGAAGTACATGCCAACGAGATAAAGTACAACCCACCATCTACGCCTACAGCAGCTTTAATTCCTTACTTTGAACCCAAGGGCACCTTAGAAGCGTGGAAGGAGATGGCTAATTTCTACAACACCAGACCGGATCTAGTGATGCATCAGTACGTGGTGGGCACTGCATTCGGCGCACCTCTTATGCACTTCTTACCTCAGAACGCCTGTGCCCTACACATACACGCCAACATAAGCGGCTGTGGTAAGTCTGCATGTATGCAGGTGGCAGCATCAGTGTGGGGCTACGTCAAGAACACGATGCTTGATGAACGTGATACTGAGTCTATGAAGTTCAATCGTGCAGAGGTGCTACATAACCTACCGTTTTATATAGACGAATTAACGAACGAGAAGGACGACAAGCTGAGTGACCTAGCGTATCAGCTATCTTCTGGTCAGCAACGGGGGCGTATGGCAGGTGGGGCTAACCTAGAACGTGCACGCGGAGAACCGTGGAAGTTCTTATCTGTTACTTCTGGTAACTCTAGTGTTATAGAAAAGATTAGCGCAAAGAAACAACAGCCCAAAGCCGAAGCACAACGTATGTTGGAGTGGCCCGCTAAGAAGGTGTTCGACTCTGTGGACGATAAGCGTATGACAGATGCGTTTGAAGCGAAGCTAACGGCTAACTACGGCCATGCAGGAATACCTTATATACAGTGGGTCATACAGAACGTAGAGGAAGTAAAAGAGAAACTTAGAGAAATGCAGGTTCGGGTTGATACTACGGCAGGGCTTAAAGCAGAGAACAGGTTCTGGTCAGCGGGTGCTGCTTGCACACTTACAGGTATTTTCTTCGCCAATAAACTGGGATTGCTGGACTACGACGTAGAAGAAGTCTTTAATTGGTCAATGAAGTTACTTGAAGCTAACCTCAACGCTGTAGAGAACATGAGCGTGTCTGTAGAACAGACATTGAACGAATACTTATACGATAACTACAGCAACATCTTGATGATTAAAAGCACTGATGACTTGCGTAGTAAGCAGGGTGAAGGCAATGGCTTGGACAAGCTCGTCATACCCGATGCCACTCCCAAAATTAAGTTAGTGGCCCGATACGAAACCGATTTGAAAAAAGTTTATTTGTTACCCAAACCTTTGAAGTTATGGTGCTCGGCGCAGCAGATAAACTACAGTGCGTTTCTAAGTGATTTGAAATCTAAGATGGGTGCAAAGCGGGACAAGGTACGCTTAGACAAGGGCACCTTGCTTAAACTAGATCCACAGGACGTTATAATAGTAGCCATGAAATCCTTTGACGAAAAACGCGGAGAGCAGGATGACGTTGAAGCAGAAGTTTGATTTTGAAGTTCACATAACCACAGCTAAGTTCATATCTGCGGAAGCTGAGACTTTAGAACAGGCAGAGGTGCTGGCAACAAACGAAGCACGTAAACACATGGGAGTCGATTGGAAAGCCTTACATATCTACCCTATGGGCAATTTGGGGGAGTGTCTGGTAGAAAAAACAGCGTCTAATGGATGAAGGCGTACTAAAACTACATGATCTTAACCCTGACGGTGTGCGTATCGTTGTCGATTGGGGATCTATGGTAGCTGGCAGTTCGATATTTGTGCCATGTATCAACACAACCAAAGCCCTAGAACAAGTTAGACGTATCTGCGTAGAGCGGTTTGAGTGGGAAATTAAAGCAAAAAGTTGCTTTTCTGGGCAGTTTCTAGGTGTTCGCGTTTGGAGATTAACGTGATACTATCCGCGTTGATAAGGTCACGGTCTCCTTGCCTAACGGTCTTATCTGTCTCCTGCCCCTTGTCGTAATCCCCGTCTTACGGCAAGGGGTTTTTACAATCCCAAGTCTTCCCATATTGTCAGCGTATCATCGTACTCGGCAGCACTTCGCTTGAGATCGTTGAACATTCTTGGGTCAAGAGTCACACCCGAATACAGCTTCTTAGTAGTACGCATGTGCTGGGCCATAGATCGCTTGATTGTATCTGGTGTAATCCGAAGGCTAGGGAACTTGCGGTTAAACTCATTCATCTTCCTGCGTACCTCTCTAGCTTCAGAGAAGTTACCAAAGCGGTTTGCAACGTAGTATTTACGTAGCAGGTTAGTGCGTTGACTGTTACCTGTTCTTGAGAGTTTCTTCAGTTGCGCGTTCACAGCAAGCTGTCGTGTGTATTCAGACGGAGCAAACCCAAGGAACTGCCCCACCAGCAGCGGTGCAGGTAGATCCTTCACTATGGCATCGCCACGTTGAGTTAGAGCGCCTTCGTTATAGAATCGGTATGACTTGATAGCGTTGCGTATGGCTGCGGGTGACATGGCTTCTATGCCTCTAGCAAACTCACCCTGTTGGAACATCTTCTCAAAGCCTCGCTCCATCTGCATACCCACACCCACAACAGGGCCACCCAACACTTCAATCATATCGAAGAATAGCGATTGGTCTTTTTCTATGAGCCTATCTCTAAATATAAGATCAGACAGTCCCATACGGCTGGCTACGTCCACACCCAAAAGATAGTTACCTATACCACCATAGAATCCTTCACCTATGGCTTTACGTACCACTGTGTCTAGCTCTTCTTCTTCATCACCCTTGAACGTGTTATACGCAAGTGCCACTGCGCCGAAGAAAGGAAGTCCTTGTGCTCCAGCAACTACAGCCGATCCACCAAGCACCCCTGCAAATTGATAACGTGCAGCTTGCTTCTCTGCTTTTGTGCCTCGGACAGAATCATTGATAAGACTGCCTAGCAGTTCCATCATTTGTATGCCGTATCGCTTATATAAGAAAGCAACTTTGCCTATTCCTGCCTGTGCGAGTCTCGGTGCAGATGCTGCGGCTGTGCCGCCGTTGGTAAGTTCGACTTCATAGACAGCAAACTGTGCCGCTTCACGCATGGCAGCGTTGTCTATCTTTCTACCAGCCTTCTTCATGGAGTTCAGCATCAAGCGGTAAGAAGCAGCCAGTGCAACCTGTCGAGTCATGCGCTCACCGTGGTGAAACAAGAACCCAGATACAGCGCCGATTTTACCGCGCACACTGTCAATTTCTTCCAGATCAAGCATGTCGTAAACGATAGAACGGTTAAGCTGACCGCTCTCTGTTGCAACTTCGACCAAGACCTTGAACTCTTTTATCTCTGGCGGCATGTCCTTTGAGTCAAAGTCATAGTTATCCAGTGACGGGGCTGACCCTACGGCTGTCTTCTCAACACCATCTTCACCAATCATGTCCATGATGGCTTGGCGTTTTTTCACAAAGGGTACGTATTTGTATCGCTCGTCAGTCAGACCTGCATTTCTAAACAGTCGAACAGCTTCTCCAATGGCCTTAGTAGTTTCTTTGAACCCAAACAACTCACCGTCAGCACCGCGTGTACCTGCTAGGTGCGGTGCAATCACCATCGGTAGCTGCGAGAAGTTAACCAGCATGGACGATACGTTGAGGCCCAAGGTCATGGTAAAGCCAAAAGTTGTTAGGTTCTTAGCCCAATCTTCAACGTCAGGGTTCTTAGCAAACTTGACGCGCTTCTGCACCTCGCTCACATACTGAGTGGCAATTTCTTTAGTCTTCTCACTCGCTTTGTTGTCTTCCTGCAATGCTGTTAGATCTGCTTCTATTTCTTCCTGTAGTTTTTGAAATTTAGATCCATACTCTAAACGTACAATCTGTCGCGCTATAGACGCACTTCTGGTTCGCAGCGCCTTGACCATATCGTGCTTCGGGTATGTCTCTTCACGCAGCAGCCTTGGGTCACCAATGAAGCCGCGATAGCCTTCTCGTCTTCGGAATGACTGTGCAAACGAGCGTTCTGGCAGCGTATCTAGGAACAGTTTTATGATTTCATCTTGTACTGTTGAATCTACTCCGTTCTTACCTAATACACCTAACACGTTATTTACAAATGAACCGGCGGGAGCGTCACGGTAGTTTGCTTTGTCGATGTTTTGAAACGCATTTATTTTGTTTCGGTCAACACCCATGTCTATTAGCTGTTGCGTAGCGGCTTTTCTTGCGCTCTTAGTTTCAAAATTTTCTGTGTAATACTCTAGTTGTCCGGTCTCAGGGTCTGTTGCTGTGTACTCCAGACGATACTCGCCTTCTCGCAATAGAGGGAAGAACGGATCAATCGTAGCTTTCTTATACAGCTTATTCATCAACTCGTCGTAGATACTTCTCTTGGCATTCGGATCTAGGTCGGTGGCATCTAAACGAGCTTGTACTGCCCTCCCCACTTCATTAAACAGCGAGGCGTAGATATTGCGTATCTGCTTGTATACCGCTTGACCTTCTTTTCCTAATCTTTCGTAGTCACCACCCTTATCATGCATGGCTTGCCACGCATCCATCTTTTCAGTATCACCGAAATAAGTGCTCTTTGGTTTAGATGGATCTACGCCGATTAGAGAGCTATACGGCATGAGCCGATTTAAGATAATTACCTTCTCTTTGTTTGCTTTTGCAAACTTAGATATTTTGCTTACGGCAGTGTCTATGGGCCGCTTAAGTTCTAGTAGCCGCCCACCTTCTTCAAGGACAAGTTTTCGTAGCTCGGTTATCTTAGGCACATACTTCTTAGCAACCATCTCTAGGCCGTTAAGACTCAATATACCTAAGACAAAATCCTTAGCCGCTTGCGGCAGCGATACGTCAGATACGGTATCAGCAATACGTTTTGCACCGTCCGAGTTTAGAATCGGCACACTCTTGATGCCCTTATCTAAGGCATTGCGAGCTTCGGTTTCGTTACGGCTTGTAAAGGCATCATCTTTTAGTAAAGACGCATAAAAACTCACCTGTTGCCCATCTTTATCATTGATTGACCCTAACACCTCTACATTTTCTTGCGTTGGGTCTAGCAAAGAATCTGAAATACGCAGCAGTTCAGTAAACGCGGTGTACTCTTCGGGCTTAGAATTTTTAGGAGCAAGCCCTATCAATTTGCG